GGCTAAAATCATTATATTTTGATAAATCCTCTTTTAGTTCTTCTTTTTTAATTACAAATTTGCCTTTTCTTTCAAAATAAAATTGGGTTAATTTTTTATTAATACTACTATAACATTGGTTGAATCTTCCAATTGATTTAAAATTAGCAACGCCCCAACCACATTGAAGTATTAATTCATCAATTTTTATTGATTGATTTAAGCTCATATTTTTCAATATAGACTCTAGCTTTTCTTTTTTTGTATATTTCATTTCTTAGTAGTTTTAATTGGCAAAGCCGTTAACAATGCTTTTGGTTTATTATTTCTTTTAATAACTTTTACGTCTATTCCTTTGATATTTAAAAATCCACAAATAGAATTTTTATTCTCTTCACTAACATATTTCGCTTCTTTTAAATAAGTCCTAGAACATATATCAACATATTCTTCAAAAGAAATCAAAATATTATATCTCTCCGCAAGTCTTAATGAGAAATGTCTAAAGTAGTATTGCAACTTTTCTATATTTGTTTTCATGGTTTAATATATTGGTGGGATTATTTCTAATTTAGGAACTAATTTATAATGCGTAAAAATACCATAAGCCCATAAGTCGCCTTTATCATACTTTCCAGTTTTAATATTATACCATTCATAGTCCCCGTTTTCTAATTCATCATATTGTGCCTCACTTTCGATTTTAATCCAACCGTTATTGGTTTCGATGCCTCGGAGGGTTTTGGGTCTAATATATAAACTATTTTTAATTGTATTTGCATCGTGTTTGAAAGCTCTCATTACTTTTACCCTAAAAATAGCGCCTTTTACGGAGTTTATTAAATCAACATTTAACCAGCCATTGTCTTTAATAGCTAAAAAACAATCTTCCCAATACTCGCCATACGAATTTTTTATTACTTCTTCTTTAGTCATGGTTTTAATTTTTTTAAAGGTTAATAAAATAAGTTGCAATAAGTGTAAAGAAAGCAACCACAATAATTATAGTTACAATAATCATAGCTTTTTCGACAAGCTCCCAAATTTTTTCATTTTCGTTTTTCATGTTATAAAGTGTTTATGTCTATTGCTAGACCGTTTTCAATAAGGCCGTAAATATCAAAGTGCCAAGATAGAAGTTTTTCGTAAATCATATACGGACATTCTCCAATAATTTCATTGTCAATAAAACAAAGATTTTTCATTTTACCATCAACTCCTAATATTCCAGAACCAATTGAATTAGTGCCCCAAAATGAAGTGCTCAAATATTGGTTTTCTAAAATTTTAGAAGGCACAAACTTCTCACCATTAACCTCTATTTCTTTTGTGAGGTCGGAAAGTGGGCGAAGGATTGGTTTAATCCAAAATTTACCACCGTTTGTAATTTCACATATAGATATAAACTCATTCTTAAATTCATCATCTACCAATAAATAACTTGCACATAGTTCAATAGTTGATCTACTGTCATACGCTTTCAACCCATAAGGTAAATACCCTGCTAAATGTTTTAATTCTAATTTCATGTTATTTAAGTTTTAATGTTTGTAAGTCGGGCGGGATTCGAACCCGCAACAAGGATATAGTGCGCTTTATATTTTGCCCTCACGAGTATCTCGCACGTCTACCAATTTCGCCACCGACTTGCTTTGATTTCTTGTACAAATATACGTCAAGTTTATTTAACAAGAAGTGCTTTTCTTAACTTTAACATAATTTTAACAGTTGAAATATTTTAACGTTGACAATGAAAGTCTACAGTGCCTATAAATTTATAAAGAATTTTTGCAACGTCCAGATAATCATTTAACTCATTTTCATATTTTAAACCACGCTTATATTCTTTATGTTTTATTCTTTTTTCCATTTCTTTTAAAATATTAAACTCTCTATCTGTTACCTTATAAACAGACTGTTCTATAATTATTGTTTTCATACCTGCACCGTTTTATAGTAATAATTATTGTTTTTCTTAAAGTTTATCCACTCCCCGTAAGTTATTATCTTTTCAAAAGTATAGCCTGTTGTTTTGTGGATTTCGATTAGTTTAAGCGGGGTATTGGGATCTAGTCCGTAGGGTTGTTTAGATTTCGCCATATTAATATTTTAAATTGTTCTAATGATCTAATTACGTGGTATTGATGTCCTAATTTAGTGACTACTTCTTCAAAGTCTATTTGTGAAGGTGATTGATTACCTAACGGGTCTTTCATTTCGATAAATAAAATTTTACCAAACAAAACTACAACTAAGTCACTTACTCCATTTCTAACGCCTAAAGCTTTAAATTGATTATTTTTGTAAGTAGCTTCGTTGGGTATTGAAAAAATATCAAGTCTAGTATCGTGATGTTTTAAACAATAAGTGTTTCTAAACCACTCAACACACTTAGACTGGATTAAACTCTCTTCTCTACTCTTTAATCCCTCTTTGCTCGATTTGGTATTTTGACCAGCCTCGTTTGTAATTTTTAAATTTTTCATAGTCTTCAAAATCTTTAATAGTTTTTAATTGATACAGAACCCAGCTTTTTTTAAATCCTTTGTCTGTTGCTCTTTTTTCGAATTTAATAAATTTTTGATATTGTTTATAAAGATCAATGTCATCTTTTTTTAATTGCTCCAAAATTACTTCTATTGGTTCCTTAATTTTAGGCGGTGGAAATTCAAAACCGCAATAAGGGCAAGTTTGCAAACTTAAGCGCAATAAAGCACCGCATTTGCAGTCTTTCACTGGGGCTACTCCTTTTTGTTTTACTTTTTTTACTAAAGACCATTCTCGGTCTTGCTCCCAGAAATCATGTCTTTGAATATTGTTTCCAAAATCCAAAATAGTAAATTCTTTTTTTGTTTCAGTCGTTCGGCTGCCACGACCAACCATTTGCAGGAAAAGAGGCAGTGACTTTGTGGCCCTATATAAAATTACCACTTCGATGTTTGGCTCATCAAAACCAGCGGTCAATATACCAACGTTTGATATTAAGGCGTTTGGTGTTTTTTTATACCAAAGTAAAATTTCTTTTCTCTCTTTATCTGGGGTATTCCCATCAATATGCTTTATCGGTAGTCCTTTTTCGACTAATTTTTCCACGAGTAATAAGCTACTTTTAACATTTGGTGTAAAAATAATCGCTTTTTTATTCGGTGTTAATCGTTGGTAATTGCCATAGACACCATCATATAATTGAGTTTTTTCAAATAAATCGCCTATCATGTCGTTGTCGAAATCACCACCTTTAGTTTTAATTCCTGATAAGTCAATAGTTACCCCGAAACTGTTCGGTTTTGCTAAAAAACCCAAATCGATTAATTCAGAAATAGTAATCTCGTTAACTATGTCCTGGTAAAATTCACTTAAACAAGTTTGATTACCTTTTCTTTCAGCGGTTGCGGTTGCTCCTATTACAAAGCTATTAGGATTAAAAAAAGGTAATAAGCTATTAAAATCTTGTAGGTGTGCTTCATCAATAATGATTAGGTCAAAAGACTGTAGCCATTCTAAATAGTCGGCATTTGTTGTAGTTTTGTTAATTCTCGCCATGATTGTTTTTGTCATAGCCACATACAACATACTGTTTTTAGGTAAAGTTTTTATTTTTGGATTAATAACCATTGGTTTTAAACCAAAATTTTCTAACGTGCCACCCGCTTGCGTTAATAATTCTGTTCTATGCGTTAATATAAGGCACTTTCTTTGCTTCTCTAGGGCTTTGCTTATCATGTAGCAAAACATTACAGTTTTGCCGCCACCAGTGCCGCACAACATTATTAATCGTTTTAATCCTTGTGACATTTTTAGTCTTAAAGATTCGATTGTTTTTTCTTGGTATGGTCTTAATTTAAACATACTATAAATAATTTATATCGTTTGACATATTCATTTTCTATTGCTGTGAAATATTCATAACAAATTTTTCCGTCAATAAATAGATTACAATGGTAATCGTAAATAGGTAAAAGTAGATTGTATTGCATGTTTTTAGAGTTTTTTACTTGTGAACTAAAATTGAACTAAATTGAACTAAATTGAACTAAAATTGAACTTGGTTCAACGTGGGAGCTACTGATTTTATTGATAATTGAACTAATTGAACCATTTTGAACCATATTTTATAAAAAAAAATTATTTTTATTTTATTTTTTTATTTTATTTAAAAAATTGAACTTTTGGTTCAATTTGGTTCAAAACCGCGCTATCATTGGCTTTGAACGTGTGAACTAGGTTCAATTTTGGTTCAATTTTGGTTCAATTTTTTTATCTAATTCGCCAATGTATTTGTAAATCATCCGCAAAGACACTCCTAAATTTTCAGAAACCTCTTTTTTATTTAAGTTTTTATTTGCTTTGTAAAGCTCAATAAATTGATCTTTTGTTGATTTGTTTTTATTGGCACCAATGATAGTTTTAATTTCATTTGTTTCGATAGAATTAACCTTAATCTTTTTAGCCATTGCGATAAAATATTTAGATAGCTTTTCAGCTGCTAAAATAGATTCTTTACTTATAGTCAAAGCGTCTAATTTACAATCAACATCAAAGAAGCTACTGAAAGCATTTATAAGTAAAGCAAATCTGGGTAGATAGGATTTTTGTTTTGGCAGCATAGACTTCATATATTCGTTTTCTTCATCCGAATTTTGAATATCTGTATACTCGTTAAATACCCTGATCCATTCTTTTTTACTGTCGGGCGGTATTACCGCTATTTTAGGCAATATATCACCATCTTCGTCGTATTCTACCACTTTATGCTTTATCGTCTCGTAAAACGATATTAAACTGTCATTATACCACTGTATAGTATCATAATTCATTTCCTTATCATTCCAGTAGTCAATTTCTAAATTTGGATAGCAAAGCAGCATCCTATCCATAAAACCGTTATCTTTATTTTCTTCCGAATAAAAAGCGTTTAAAATACTGGGTTGTATTCCACCCAAAACAGAAACCAAAGGTTTGTCCACAAAAGAACTTCTAGCGGTTTTACGATTTAACGAAATAGCTTTACCGCTCCAAGTCGACAGCCAAAACTCCAAATCAGAACCTTCTCTATATTTATTCATGTCTTTGAACCATCCAGCTAATTCATCTTTAAAAACGCCAATGCTATTTTTATTTTCTTGATGCAATTCTACAAGTGCCTCAATAGTAATATCATTAGCTATGAATTGGGTTTTTGTTGGCTTGTGTATTTCTTCGTGTTCTTTTTTTTCTTTAGCACTAAGTTTGTCGTAATACTCGAATTTTTCAGACTGTTTTATGTAATTCTTAATTTCTTTATTATTTGCAGAAATCAACGGTTTAATAATGTTATGTATCGATGGCGTTTTTCCTAATCCAGCTTTACCAACTACAGCAAGCCAAATAGTTGCTGTTTCATTCCATCCCTTTTTTACTTCAATTTGAATTGAGTTGCCGACCACAACAGAAATTAACCACAACATAGAACAACCCATGTAATCAATAGAACTGTCTAATGTTTGATTGCATTCTAAGATATAGTTTTGTATTGGCTGTGGGAATATATCAATAGGAAAAATAAGATCACTTTCATTTATTTTTGGAAGCTCTCTTTTTTCGATTTCAATTTCTTTTTTTACTATTCTGGTCCCGAAACCTTCTTTATATATCTTTGATGCGGCTTCACTAAAATTGCCACCGTGAAATTTATATGTGTATGCGATGAAAGGCGTTATAAGTTTTTCATTTGGGTAAATAGTACCTGTGGAAAAAAGATACATACACCCATTTGATTTAAAAATACTTCCACTAGTTGGGTTCTCAGAACCAACCCTTTTAACTATGTATTTGTCGTTTAAATTTCTAACTACTTTTACATCATCATTAACAATATCGAAAATAGATACTCTTTGATTGTAATCATCCCACGGCTTAATAATAGAATCGTTGTAAAAGTTTTCTTTAATTTTTGGCTGCTCAATTTCTACATCATTAATGTGATTGTAAGTTTTAGAAATTGCCCACGCAATATCTCTATCACGTTCTGATATTAATTGTATTTCGGAGTAAGAAAGTTTAGATATTTTATTCTCATAAATTACAACCATTCCAAACTTACCGCGACTTTCAATAATAGCCTCTTTATGATTCTCTAAACGAGCAATTTTAGTGTTACCGATTATTGTTTTGCAGCGATATAAAATGTGATACCCTTGATTTTTTGTTTTGTAAATAGCAAACTTTTTATCAAAATCATCAATATTATCTTTTAAAAAAGATAAATATTCGTTCCAAAAATCGTTTTGCTCCTGGAGCGTAGAAAAAACTTTAAGATCAGTGTCTAAAACTTCAAGGTCGTTATATCCAGTCACAAGGCCATAAAGCGGACTATTTAAACTATCTATTTCTTCCTTTGTCCTTGCTTGTGTTTGGTATTTCTTCCATGCGCCAATAGGGCATTTATTTTCATCAACTGGGATTATCGAAAAACCACAATCCACAAGTTTTTTTAATAGCGATTTATTCATTTTCTAAATTTTTCTTGAATTAAAACTAATAGGCAAACAAATACATACATAATTAATGATGCGATAATGACGCCAAACGAATAAGCAATAAATTTTACTATCATAATATTTTAAAATGAGAAAACCCTTAAATGTGCATCACTACATTTAAGGGCTTCTCGGTTACATTGTTTTCACAACGTTAAACTTTCCTTGTCGGTGATGCTTCGACACTGTAAAAATACAATAATAATCCGAATTACAACGCAATTCGGATTATTTTTTTTAGAAATTCTTTTTAGTCACTTCTATATTCCAAGCTTGTATAGTGTTGAAATACTTAGCTTCTCCTTGTGGGTTTACCCATTCACGCCCTCGTAAATTAATACTTACTTTAACCTCGTCGCCAATTGCAACAGAATCAAGTTTTGCACATTTATCCTGATTAAATTCAATCATTATATGCTGCGGGTATTGCTCGTCAGTCGTGACTACAAACTCCTGTTTTTTGAATGTTGCAGATACTCCTTGTACTGGATTAATTAATTTTACTTTTCCTGTAATTTCCATTTTTAAAATTTTAATTGATTAATTGATTCTTTTATTTTTTGTTGCAATAATTCTGTTTCTGAAATTATTATCTTTGACCATTCGGAAATAGGTTTTAAATCTGGGATTTTTTTAATTTTAGGCTTTATTTCATTGCCTCTTTTTCCGATTTGCTTTTCTTCTATTTCTTTAATCAATCCTAAATCTACCAAGCTCTCGCGCGTTAATTTTTGCACAAACATAGGTTTTATACTCTCAGGTCTATAAGAAACGAAATAAAATGTTTCTAACTTTGTATTAACGGCAAAATTATGAACGCATTGATGTATGTGGTCTAAAGGTATTTCATTATTCAAACACGTTCTTAAATGTTTTTTTGCTTCAGGGCATTTAATTTCACACCCGATTGTAGCACATTTTGAAATACCATCAGGACTAACACCTAATATTTCATTGTCCGACTGAATCCAGCCCGCCTCTAAAAATTCAACACCGCAATACTTTTGTAATTCGATTCGCGCTTGTGGTTCTAAAAATTGGCCGTTTTCCATGGCATCGGATTTGTAACTTTCTTCGTCTTCGTCGTATGGTTCTGTTATTTCAGCTAACAATTCAATAAGTAATGTATCAGATTTTACAAATAATTGCTTTGATCGTGTGCCACCTATTTTGCCGTGCTTCATTTCGAACCACTCCGTACTACCTTGCTCTAATTTACGATATATTTTCATACTATTTTAAAATTGTTTTTAATCTATCTTTTTCGGCTAGTATTTCGGTCGTGTTTTGCTCATTCGTAGTAAATGACAACCAAGTATTTTGTAATTCGGCTAACGACTTACACTTTGATAGCTTTTCTTTACAGGAAGAAATATCGACAGGCTTTGAAACTACATCACTAGGTTTTGACGTTGCGATACGTATTGCATCGTGAAACTCTCCAAACGCTTTAATTCGCTTTGTGGTGAGTTGTATTTTTTTACCTATCATGTCCTCGATGTACCCAGTTTCAGTAACTTTTTTTAAAGTTTTTCGATTCGTAGCGTTCAAAATAATAGGCTTACATTCCTCAAAAAGCAAAGTGATTACCTGTTCTTCAATTTGATTTTTTTGATTAAAAACAGATTCGTTTTTAATTTCCTTAATAGTAACTATTTTATCAATAGTTTTTCCTTCTGCGTCCATCAGATCCCAACCGCCTAAATAGTTTGGGTTACGCAATTTGTCAATGTGAGTTTTCATAATTTCTATTTTTAAATTCCCTACAAATATAGGGAATTAGGTTTTACAATTCTTATATTTAACATAAATTTAACTAAACAAAGTCAAAGTACTGTTTTTTTCTTCGACAATAGCTTTATGATTCGCTGCGTTTATTTTAAAATAACTTTCCTTTAATTCGATTGATATTGATTTACGGTTCATTTTAATAGCAGAAAAACCCTCAGAACCAATGCCACCAAATGGACTTAAAACTGTTTCTCCCTCGTTTGAATATAAATGCAAAATTCTTTCAATAGTATCTAATTGTAAAGGACAAATGTGTTTTTCATCATTTCCATCACGACCAGATCGATATTGCAAAGTTCTTGAGTAATCAATATCATACCAAACTGGCGATGCGTATTTTTGCCACAAATCAACAGGCAAATAATCTAACTTAGAACTATCTTTGTCTTGATGTGTTATTGGCGTTTCATTTTCTCCCTCGTTTCTGAAAAATAAAATATAATCAGGAATCCCTACCCTTGTCATTACACTGTCTTTTTTAATAGTTTTATGTAATAATCCTAATGCTTTTGTACGCTGCATTTCAGTTACTGGATTTTTCCAAATGGTAACTTTTGAATGATAAATAAAGCCCTCATTTTGAAACCAATCAATTAACATTCCGCTAAAATCACGCAATCCGATATATCCCTCTTTGCCTTTTTGAATAGGTAAATCCATACAATGAATTGCGCAAATACGACCGCTCTTAAGTGTTCTTTTTAATTCTGGGATTAGATATTTAAAATGTTGCTCAAACTGTTTATAATCGCTTACATTTCCCATATCCTCTTCTTTGTCTGAATACACATATAACTCAGCAAAAGGTGGACTAAACACTACTAAGTCGGCACAATTATCTGGCAGTTTTGCAGTTTCCTGTACACAATCGCCATTTATTAGATGATATTCATCTGTTTTTATTTCTTTATTCATAATTTTTACTTTTGATTTTGCACTTTTATAATTACTTTCTGCTGAATATTTAGACATTTCAGAAATCATTTCTTTGTGTCTTTGTTGTTTTTCTAAGATAGCACTTCTCACATTTGTTTGACTTTCAGGAATGAGTATATGAACTGTCACTTTATTTTTTTGACCAAATCTGTAACAACGTCTAACAGCTTGATAAAACGCTTCGAACTTGAAATCATAAGACATAAAAACCATTTGATTACATTGTTGGTAATTCATACCAAATGACGCAATAGATGTTTTTGTAATTAGCGTTTTAAATTCATTTTTTGCAAATCCATTTAAATACTTCGCTTTATATTCTGGACTATCAGAACCTTGTACATTAATCGAGTTTGGCAGTAATTTTGACAAAGTATCGGTTTCTGCATTTTTCAAACCCCAAACAATCCATTGATTATCATTTGAATTTACTAATTCAAGTGTTTTTTCAATTCTTAAATCAAAACTTCTATTTAGATCTTTGTGTAAGTCAGTAGCAGAAACTGCAACGTCACCGAATAGATTAGATGTTAAATTTTCAACAGGTATACTGTGTTCAATGTATTCTATTTCTGGCAAAAAATAACCATCGCCATCAAAACCTAATGTCGATGGATTATCAATAGCCATTGACCAAGTGGATACATATTTCCAAAAATTATCTTTAGCGTGTTTTCTTAATCTCCATTTTGAAGTTTCTCCTCCGTCGTGTACAAAGTACATAGCTAATATTTCTAAATAACTCATTCCGCCTAAAAATTCAGAATGTTGCCCTAATTCCATATGATCGTTTGGGGATGGTGTAGCGGTACAGCAAAGCTTATAAGGTGTTCTTTTAAAAGTTTCAATAATAAGACTTGACATTTTACCATCTTTACCTTTTAAAATAGAACTTTCGTCTAATACAACCCCGCTATAAATTGAAGTGTCAATATTTTTTAACTGGTCGTAATTTGTAATATCAAAAACATCTACATCAATATTAAACTTTTTTGCTTCGTCTTTAGTTTGTTCTACAATAGCCAAAGGTGCAAGTATTAATACTTTCTTTTTTGTTTTTTTTGATACTTGTTTTGACCATTCTAATTGGCAAAATGTTTTACCTAATCCACAATCAAAAAAGAAAGCAAATTTACCTTTTTTCAAAGCCACTTTAATGCCGTACTTTTGAAAGTCTTTAAGCATTGGGTTCAAATCTGACTCTTTAAGTTCAAAACCACTCTCTGTAAAAGTTTTACGTTTTGTTTCTAAAAACTTGTCATATTCCATAATTATATAAATTAAAAATGCCTTACTTCTACTCATACGACTGGAACTCGTATTTTTGAAATAAGGCTATAATTGTTTTTTTATTTGGTAGTTCCAGTACCATTATTCAAATGTACAACTTTTTTTTAACTAAACAAAGGTTTAGCTTTTATAATTGTGTCCATTATTGCGCCTCGTTAATAAGTTGATAATCATAATTTTTTTCATCTATTTTTCTTTCGAAAATCGGGTCGTTTACATACAAAGACTTTGCGTATGTCTCTGGATTTTGAATTTTATTGTAGGCGTTTATAGCTGATAGGTCCCTATTTGCATTCACTTCTATATCTCTTAAATCCTCTTCAAAAACAGCTTTTAAAGATTTAAATAGCCAAATTTTGTCGCTTGTCGTGGTCTCTATCAGTAACGCTTTTTTTAAGATTTCGAATTTATCGTTCCTGGAGTTGTTGACATCTCCGTTAAATAATTCAACAAAAGCATTTCTTAACTTTTGTAGTTTTGTTGTAAATTGTTTTTTCATGATTATTTGAGTTTATTATTTTTTAAGTAAAATTAGTTGACCCCACAAGGCCATTATTGCAATCCAGTAAAAGTCACCAATAAAAGAAAATATTATAAACATAATCCAAATTAATAGATAGATTGCTAATAATGTCATTTCGATTTTAAATTTTGTTTTCATGTGTTTTTGTTTTTAATAAAACTACAGCCGTTTAACGTTTACTTCTACTGTTGGAGATTAATGCTATTTTGCTTAATTCCTCAATCCGTAATATTAAGACGTTTCGTTAATCGTCATTAACTCCCTCCGTCAGCTTTTAGTCGCTTCTTACTGGGCTGTAGTTTTTAGGTTAATAATTTTTTATTCCGCAATTCATACATTCAATAAGTCCGCCAGATAAAGCACAATTTGAGTGATTACAACCT